ATTTGTCAGACTTAATGCGGAAAAATAATGTATATTCGCACATAGTTGACTTAACGCATGGCAACAGGAAAAAGACTGACAGAATTATCTGGAGTCTCCAAGGAAGGTTTGAGCATGGGCGTATTGTGCTGAACTCTGAAGAAGATTGGACAGAGTTTATAGACCAACTGGTAATGTTTCCAGCTAATGGTGTTCACGATGACTTGCCCGATGCTCTTTCCTACATTGACCAACTGGCTGTGACCTCATACTTCCAAGATGACCAAGAAGATGAGTGGGAGCCTTTAGACATAATAAGTGGCATCTGACATGAATTTTTTGTTTGACAAAAGAATGCAACTAGATTTGTTTGATAACTCAAGCAAAACTTGCTATTCCTGCAAACAAATAAAAGTTAAATTAGAGTTTCATAAACACAAGGAAATGCGTGATGGATACTTGAATTTATGCAAGTCTTGTTTTTATGATGGACACAAAAAAAGAAGACTAGAAAATCCAAATTCAAGAAAACAAGAGCATGATCGCCTAAGAGAGCGTCTTGGTCACATGACAAGGCAAGAATATTTTGAGAAACGACTTTTGAATGCCAAAGGTAGAAAAGTATCAAGTAATCAATATGCCCATAAAAGAAGACTAAAACTTGAAAAGTTTGAGTTTTCAGAGTTGGATCAATTTGTTTTTAATGAAGCAAGTGAACTAAGAAATTTAAGAAAAGCTGCAACTGGTTTTGATTGGCACATAGATCACATTGTTCCTTTAAATCATAAAAATGCTTGCGGTTTGCATAACGCTTACAATTTTCAGGTTGTTCCAGCCAAATGGAATCTAACAAAAAGACATTCCAATATGAATAAATATTTTGGTGGAGAAATTTAAATGGCAACAGACAAAGAAGTCAAGTTAAAGCAGAACGAGTTTTATCAGCCTACTGAAGCTGACGAAGAACTTACGGCTTTTGTTACTGACCATTGCACTAAGTGGCGTGACTATAGAGACACTAACTTTCTTCCTGATTGGCTAGAGTATGAGCGCATTTTCCGAGGCCAGTGGGCTTCTGAAGATAAGACCCGTGAGTCTGAGCGTAGCCGTATTGTTACCCCTGCCACACAACAAGCCGTAGAAACTCGCCATGCTGAGATCATGGAAGCTATCTTTGGTCAAGGCGACTTCTTTGATATTGAAGATGACATCCAAGATTTGAACGGCAACCCAATTGATGTTGAGCAAATCAAGAATCAGTTGATGGAAGATTTCAAGAAGGACAAGATTCGCAAGAGTATTGACCAGATCGAACTGATGGCTGAAATCTATGGAACAGGCATTGGCGAGATCATCGTCAAGACTGAGAAAGAGTATGTTCCCTCTACTCAGCCTATCCCCAATCAGATGGGACAGGCAGCAATTGGCGTGATGGAGAAAGACAGGATTGCTGTCAAGATCATGCCTATCAATCCTAAGAACTTCTTGTTTGACCCAAATGGTACTTCCATTGATGACTGTATGGGCGTGGCTATTGAGAAATACGTCTCAATCCACAAGGTTGTAGAGGGAATCGAAAAAGGCATCTATCGCAAGGTAGACATCACGCCCACCTATGAAGATACCGATCTAGAGCCTACCCAAGAGGTAAGCCAGTACCAAGATGAAAAGGTACTGTTGTTGACATACTACGGATTAGTACCCCGTGAGTATTTGAACAACATGGCAGAAAACAAAGACATTGTTGAGTTGTTCCCTGAGAACTCTGCTGCTGAAGACTATTCAGATATGGTTGAGGCTATTGTCGTAATTGCCAACGATGGTATGTTGCTCAAGGCTGAAGAAAACCCTTACATGATGAAAGACAGGCCAGTGTTGTCGTACCAAGACGATACAGTGCCTAATCGCTTGTTGGGGCGTGGCACAGTAGAAAAAGCCTTCAATATGCAGAAAGCTATTGATGCTCAGACTCGGGCTCACTTAGATTCACTTGCCTTGACCACTGCTCCTATGGTTGCTATGGATGCCACACGCTTGCCCCGTGGCATGAAGTTTGAGATTAAGGCTGGTAAAGCTATTCTCACCAATGGCAACCCCAATGAAATCTTGTATCCATTCAAGTTTGGTCAGAGTGACCCTAATAACCTAGCAACTGCCAAAGATTTTGAGCGTATGTTGTTGCAAGCCACTGGTACTCTTGATTCTCAGGGCATGGTTTCTCAGTCAAATCGTGATGGTGCGGGTATGTCAATGGCAGTTGCCACCATCATCAAGAAGTACAAGCGTACATTGGTCAACTTTCAAGAAGATTTCCTTGTGCCGTTCATCAAAAAGGCGGCTTTCAGATTCATGCAGTTCGATCCAGAGCGTTATCCCTCTGTCGACATGAACTTCATCCCCACTGCAACGCTTGGAATCATTGCTCGTGAGTACGAACAGCAGCAATTTATTGGTTTGTTGCAGACTCTTGGCCCAAATACACCTGTTTTGCCTGTAATTCTCAAAGGAATCATTGCTAATTCAAGTTTGAGCAACAGATACGAGATGATGGCGGCTTTGGATGAGATGAGCAAGCCTAATCCTGAAGCACAACAGATGCAACAGATGCAAGCAGAGTTGGCATTGCAAGCTGCACAGGCTAATATTGCTGTTCAGACTAGCCAAGCAGAGCAAAACAAGGCAGAAGCTATCAAATTGTCTGTTGAGGCGCAGTTATTGCCACAAGAAGTACAGGCAAAGAACATGGCAGCAATGACCAAGAACCTGCCTAATCAAGATGATGAAGCATCTAAAGAGTTTGACAAGCGTGTCAAGATTGCTGAGTTGATGCTCAAGGAAGCAGACATCAAGAATAAGTCTAAAATTGTTGAGTTGCAGATGAATAATGCTAAAAACACTGTAGTAGACATGGAAAACGAGTTTTTACAAAATCTGAATCAGGAGTTGTCAAATGGCAATAGATAAAATCTTCAATGATGGAAATGTAGATGGCATTGCAGATAATATCTTTAATGCGGTAAACAACTCTGTATCCGAGGTTAAGCAAATGCAGCAGCGTAAGGCGGCTGAGAATGCTCAAATGGTTGTGCAGTCTCTCAAGAAGATTGACACAGACATTCGTGAGAAGTACGACAACGTAACCAGCACCCTTGAGAAGCGCATCATCACTATTAAAGATGGTCGTGACGGGATTAATGGTAAAGATGGTCGTGATGGTAAAGATGGTAAGAATGGTCGGGATGGTAAAGATGGCGCTCAAGGGCCACAAGGCCCAAAAGGTAAAGATGGTGTAGATGGTATTGATGGCGTGTCTGTTGCCAATGCCAACATTGACTTTGATGGTTCTTTAATCATTGCTTTGTCTAATGGTCGAGAGATCAACGTAGGTGAAGTGGTTTCTACAGAACTACAAGACCGCATTAAAGTTATTACCAGCGGTGGCGCTGGCGGTGGTGGTGGTAGTGGAACAGTTTCAAGTGTCGCAACTGGCACAGGTTTGACTGGTGGCCCAATCACCACAACTGGAACAATTGCATTGGCAAATACTGCTGTAACGGCAGGAAGCTACACCGCAGCCAACATTACTGTTGATGCTCAAGGGCGTATTACAGCCGCTGCAAATGGTGGTGGTGGTTCTGGCACAGTTACAAGCGTAGCCCTTTCTGGTGGCACAACTGGATTGACTGTAACTGGCAGTCCTATCACAACATCAGGAACAATCACACTGGCAGGAACATTGGCAGTGGCAAATGGTGGTACTGGTACTGCTACTCCTAGCATTGTTGCTGGAACAAATATCACAGTAAGTGGAACTTGGCCTAACCAAACAATTGCGGCATCTGGTGGCAGTGGCACAGTAACCAGTGTTGGTGGTACAGGTACAGTTAACGGCTTAACCTTAACAGGCACAGTTACTACATCTGGCAACTTGACGCTTGGTGGTACGCTTGATTTGTCTGCGCCTCCCGCTATTGGTGGAACTACTGCCAATACAATTAGAGGCTCAACAGTTACTGCAACTACAAAGGTTGTTAGCCCTTATGTTGATGCGGCAAGCTCTGCTGGTGGCGCATTAAGAACTCTGGCAGGCGCAAATTGTTTGCAATGGGGCGCTGGCGATGCGGTAAACCTTACGCTTGATGGCCCGTTCAACATGAACCCTGCCAATGCAAGCATTTCAATTGCGCCAACAGGCACAGGCACATTAACTATAAATCCTGCCACGGCTGGGACGATAAATAACATGGCTATTGGCGGCACAACGCCAGCAGCAGGAGCATTCACTACTTTGACAGCATCTACGCCAATTGGCGTGGCTTCTGGTGGCACTGGTGCAACCACACTTGCAGGGGCTAACATTCCTGTTGTCAATGCCGCCAACACTTTCACGGCTACACAGACATTCTCAGGCTCATCATCAACAACAGCAATTGTCTTGAATGATGTAGCAGAGGTAACAACAGTATCTGCTACAGCGGCTACAGGCACGATTGCATATGATGTTACTACTCAAGCTGTTCTGTATTACACAAGTAACGCATCTGCTAACTGGACAGTTAACTTCAGAGGTTCTAGTGGTACTTCCCTTGATACTTTGATGAGTACAGGTCAATCAATGACTGTGGCTTTTTTGGTGACTCAAGGTGCTACTGCCTACTACAACAGTGCTGTGCAAGTTGATGGCACTACATCAGGTGTGACTACACGTTGGTTGGGTGGTGCGCCTACTGCTGGTAATGCAAGTGGTATCGACAGTTACCGCTATCTCATAATTAAGACGGGCAGTGCAACTTTTACTGTCTTGGCAAGCAACACACAATTTAAGGCTTAAACCATGCCATTACAAGCTACAAGCGGTGCAGCTAGTTACGATGCCTTTGGTGGTGGTGTTCCTGCTGCGCCCCCAACATATATTGAGGATGTGTTCTCTACTTGGCTTTATACAGGTACTAACACAACATTACCAATTGTTAACGGAATTGACCTATCTACCAAAGGTGGGATGATTTGGACCAAAAGCAGAAGCAATGTAACAAACAACGCAATTTATGATACTGCTAGAGGTGTTAACTTTGTCTTGCGTAGTAATACAACCGTTGGAAGCACTGATACAACAGGCGATTTAACTTCTTTCAACACTAATGGATATACCATTGGTACACCTACGGCGACTAACGACCTTAACGCTAATTCAGCATATACATTTGCCTCATGGACATTCCGCAAGCAGCCTAAGTTTTTTACCCAAGGAACTTTCACGGGCGATGGAACAACCAACAAAGTAATTACACATGATTTAAATGGAACAACAGGATTCATCATTGTTAAGCGCACTGATTCAACAGGGGATTGGCAATGTTGGCATCGGACGTTTACTAATAAGCAAACAATATTTTTAAACACTACAGCCGCAAGGCAAACATATTCAGGCGCTGACGATATAACAGTTACAAACACATCATTTACTGTTGGAACCAATCAAATTTTCGGTAACGGCTCTGGTTTTACTTACGTCTACTATGTATTTGCCCATGACGCAGGAGGCTTTGGCCTGACAGGTACGGACAATGTGATTACTTGTGGGTCGTTTACTACTGATGGTAGTGGTGCAGCCACAGTCAGCCTTGGATATGAGCCACAGTGGTTCTTATTCAAACGTACAGATGACACAAGTAACTGGCGCATTCTTGATGTAATGCGTGGTGGTAGCTTGACCCAATCAAATCCACTAATTCCAAACACAAGTGGAGCAGAAGGCAGCTTTGGTTCTTTTTGGAATCCTACAGCAACTGGATTTAACATAATTAACCAAACCGCATCATCAACTTGGATCTACATAGCCATACGCCGTGGCCCGATGAAAGTGCCTACTACAGGTACGAGTGTGTTTTTGCCAGCTACACGAACTGGTACTGGTGCAAATGCAACTGTTACTACGGCTGTATCTCCTGTTGATATGGTATGGTCATTTGTTACAAATGGTAATTTAGGGCAAGAAACAGTAGTTTTTGATAGGTTAAGAGGAGCGTTAAACATTTTGGTTGTGACTCCTGCCGCTGAATTTTCCGCTGCCAATACATTAACTGGTTTTGATGTACAAAATGGTTATAGGCTTGGAAGTGATAGCGCTGGGTATGGCATCAACTATTCAGCTATGCCTTTTATAAATTACAGTTTTAAAAGAGCCCCATCGTTTTTTGATGAGGTTTGCTATACAGGGACTGGTGTCGCAAGGACTGTAACGCACAATTTGACGACAGTTCCTGAGTTAGTGATTGTGAAGCGTAGAAATGCAACTAATAACTGGGCTGTTTATTCTGCCGCATTAGGCAACGCAAATCGTGTTTTTATAAACCAAACACAAGCCTCTGCTG